TACAAATGCTCTTAGAGTATTGGTGATTAAAATTGCTTAATTTAATTAAACTATTATCTTTGCTAGGGGCCTAAAAACCCCTAGCTTTTTTACATTACAAACAAAAACATGAAGTCACTTAGCAGCAAAACCTATCAATGTGGTGTAACTATACAAGGTTTAACCACTCTTTCAGGGACTGTTTATTTAACAGGAATAACCAACACAGCTAGCTGGGATCATGTTATTGTAGGAACAACTGCACAAGGTCAGATTTACACTAGGACCTACGCTCAGTTAATGTCAGATATTACATCTGGCATAGGCTTAAGTGGTTACGTTCCTACATCTCGTACGTTAACTATTAACGGTGTAAGTTATGATTTAACTGCTAATAGGTCTTGGACAATTACAACTCCTTATGTTTCTAAACTACAACACCAAGTTAAAGCTGGTGTAGCAATCAATAAGGGTCAAGCAGTCTACGTTACTAGTGCAGATGGAACTAACATGATTGTTGGTTTGGCTTCTAATGCTTCTGAAGCCACATCTTCTAAGACTATGGGTCTTTTGGATGCCACAGTTTCTACAAATGGTTTTGCTAACGTAGTAACAGAAGGTCTTTTAGATGGATTAGATACCTCAACTGCAGGCGCAGCAGGTGATCCTGTATGGTTGGGAACAGGAGGAAACTTAATTTACGGCTTAGCAAATAAACCGTACGCTCCTGCTCACCTAGTTTTTATTGGTATAGTAACCCGTAAAAACTCTAACAACGGAGAAATCTTCGTTAAGGTACAGAATGGATTTGAGTTAAATGAGATTCATGATGTAGATTTAAAAACAAATTTACCAGTAAACGGAGAGTTACTAGGATTTAACGGAACTCTTTGGGTAAACAAGACTATTGCTGGATGGTTAGGATACACTCCTGTCAATGCTAGTGGAACAACAAATTACATTTCTAAGTTTACAGGATCTACTACGTTAGGTAACTCTCAGATCTTTGACAACGGAACTAATGTAGGGATTGGCATTTCATCACCAACAGAAAAATTACACATTGTAAGTTCTGCAGCAGGAAACCAGTTTGGACGTATAACTGCTACAGATTCAAATGCATCAGCAGCCTGGGTTGCTCAAAATGACAGTGGTGATAACGTAGTTTACCGTGTATTTAGTTCCGGAGTAAGTGGAACTCAAATGGGTAGTGCTTTAGGAAGAAGTGCTTCTTTACTTGCTAACCTGGGAGGTTCAGGAGTATTCTTATTAGGTACTTTCTCAAATACAAACTTTGTTCTTGGTACAAATAATACCGAGAATATGCGTATTACAACAGCAGGCAACGTAGGTATCGGTACTACTAGTCCTGCTGCAAAGTTTGTTGTAAGTAATGCAGGGGTAAGTGGATTTGAGGTTGACCCCACAGGTGGTGTAAGTAGCGGTGTATTGCTACAGGCATATAATAGGAGTACGTCAGCCTACATGGCTCAATCTTATTATGCTTTAACACATACATTTAATGTTGGTAGTGGAGCAGGAACAAGAATATTAGATATAACAAGTACAGGAAACGTAGGTATAGCTACTACCATTCCTGGCTCTCGATTACAAGTAACAGCCACCTCTAACAGTGCAACAACGGTAGATAATGGAATAACAATACTAAATGATTCTGGTGTCAATAATTGTCTTGCTGGTATTCGATTATCTACTTACGGAGATTCCGATGGAGGTCTTTATCCAAAACAATTCATAGGTGCAATTCGTGATGGCGCTTTTGGTGCGGGTAAGGGAAGCATAGTATTTTGTAACCGAGATGCTGCAGATACATCTGTTGTTACCTTATCTGACGAAAAAATGAGAATCTTACCTAGCGGTAACGTAGGTATTGGTACTACTACACCAACATATAAATTATCAGTATTAACAACAGGAACATTAGGATTTTCTTTAACTACTTATAATTCAGCAGTTGGAAATCCGCAAATAGATTTATATGATGCTACTAGAGCCCAAGAAACAGTAATTTCATCTACTGATGGAACTACAACAGGTACTTACCTAGCATCATATTCAAACCATCCGTTATTATTTGGAACTTATGCTGCTTCTACGCCAACAGCTAAAATGGCTATCTTACCAAGTGGTAACGTAGGAATTGGAACAACAAGTCCAACAGAGGAACTTCACATATATGGTGCTGGTGACCGAATTATAAAGATTGAGAATACAGGTACATATTTAATGTATGTAGGTCTACTTTCTAACGAAGGTTACATAGGATCAAGCAACGCTACCCCTTTAGGATTCTACACTAATAATGTAAATAGAATATATATTAATACTTCGGGAAATGTTGGTATTGGCACAACTAGTCCTGCTCATAAATTAGATGTTATTGGAGATATAGCAATTCCATCAAGTAATTATATTCAATACTATACAGGAGCAAGTTATTACGGTAGAATTCAATTATGGAATAGCGCTAATGGTGATATGACTTTCCAAAACGCTAGTGGTGGAACTTCCCATATGATATTTTTACCACAAGGTAATGTAGGTGTAGGCACAACAAGTCCATCTCAAAAATTTGTAGTATCTAATGGTTCCGCTGAAGTATTCAAAGTATACTCTAGCGGAGAAGTAGTAGTAGGTACAAATTATATTTATGCTGCTGCAAGCGGAAACAGTTTTTATTCTGAAGCTGCTGCAAATTTCAGAGGTATCATAAGAAATGATGTAGGAGCATACTTACAAATAAACGGAGGTACGTCTGGTTATACTTATTTTAGTGGTAATGTAGGCATTGGCACAACTAGTCCTGGATATAAGTTAAATGTTATTGGAACATTAGGTGTTACTGGTGATACAACAATAGGAGGTAATATTGCTGGGGCTAGAACACTTAATTTAATATCTAGTGATAATGCTGTAACTTATGATATTAACTTCCAACAATATGGAACAAGTGTTTTTGGTAGAATAAGATATGAAGAAGCCGCATCAGATTTTCAATTTTATGCAAAATCAGATACAGACCCTAATTTAACTTTACAATGGGGCGGTAATTCTTATTTTCAAAGAGGTAACGTTGGTATTGGTAATACTTCTCCTTCTACTAAACTAGACGTAAGCGGAGTTATTACAGCTACAGGCGGTAACAGTACTAACTGGAATACTGCGTATGGCTGGGGTAATCATGCTTCTGCAAGTTATGTTCCTCAAGCAAGGACGCTTACTATTAATGGAACTAGCTATGATCTAAGCGCAAATAGAAGCTGGACAATATCAACAGCAACTCCAGGAGGATCTGATACACAAGTCCAATACAACAGTTCTGGATCTTTGGCAGGAGCCTCTGCTTTGACTTACAACTCTACTACTAACAGAGTAGGTATTAACCAAGCTTTTCCAGGATATGACTTAGATGTAAACGGACAAGTAAGAGTACAAGATAAACTTAGGGTAGGAACTGGTAACGGAGTAGTGCACATGTCTTCTACGGCTACTATTAATCCTAGTGCTACTACTGTTGTATGGGCTCAAACCGTAAGCGTAGGTATGTGTGCCTTCATTGAGTACTATATTCTAAACAACAACTCACTTACAGACCAAAGAGCTGGTACAATTATGGTTACCTGGAATCAATCAGGAACGCCTACAATCACTCACACAGAAACAACTACCCCTGATATAGGGTCAACTACCACTGTTAACTTTACAAGCTCTCTAGTGGGCTCAGATGCAAGAATTAACGCAGTAAACTCAAGTGCCAATCCTTACACGATGGTAATGAGTTATAAATATTTCTAATATATAGATTATATACATTGTTGGATAGTGAAAACAATAAAAAATGGCAAACGAATTTAAAGTCAAAAACGGTCTTATAGTAATAGGAGACCTAACCACATCAGGAACTATTACTATTAATGGTGCTCTTGCAGCTACACAATCTTGGGTTACATCTCAAGCTTATTTAACTTCTGCTAGTTTAAGCGGATATGCTACACAGTCTTATGTGACTAGTGCATTAGCTGCCTTAGTAGATGCAGCTCCTGCAGCATTAGATACGCTTAATGAACTTGCAGCAGCACTTGGAGATGATGCTAACTTCTCTACTACTATCACAAATAGTATAGCAGCTAAACAAGCCCAACTTAATGGAACTGGTTTAGTAAGAATGTCAGGAACAAGTGTAAGTTATGATAATACTACTTACTTAATTTCTAATTTTGGAAATATAGAAGGGGAGCATGGTTATGGGTATCCTTCAAGTGACGGTTGGTATAAAATTGCAGAGATTGTTTTAACCTCATCATGCCAATCTTTTAATCTTTGGGGAGAATATAGAGACACGGGTTACTTTGACAACTCTCATTATAGGATTCATATTACTGCAAGAGCAGAGTGTGACTTTCCAACTAACAATGAAAGTCATGCTATTAATGTAAACATGTACGGAAGTAGTACTAATGAAACTTACTTTAATAATAATGTAAGAGTTGTTCTTACTTCATCTTCTTCTAATTATAGAAAATACGAATTACAATACTATAGAGCGACTTGGGATACAGGTAGTTGGAACTTACAAACTTTAGGTTGGACTACATACACAACTTCTCAAACTGCAGGAACTCCTACAGGAACTCCTAGAGTCTATTATATCTCTAAGTTTGTTGCAGATAACATTTACGCAGCTAATAAAATCTCTATAGGAACAACTTATAGTGGATTTGCTGCAAACATTGCAGGAACTACTTATGTTATTGGAGCTTCAGTTTGGGTTAACGATGGCTACGGTATTTCAAATGCTAGTAGTGGGGGTACAGGATTTTTTCCTTACAGTGATGGAACTTTAGTTTTTAACTCAGTTAACTCTGAAAAAATGCGTGTTGCTTCTAGTGGTAATGTCGGAATTGGGACTAATAGTCCTAGTGCTTTACTAGATGTTAATGGACGTGTAATAGTTGGAGGTGGGCTTAATGGCAATGCATTTTCAATAGCTACGTCAATAGGAACATATACTTTTAATAATTATAATTTAAATACTCCTAGTTCATTTTTAATAACTGCTGGAAGTAGTGGCTACCTATCATTAGACGGTTACCCAATTATTTTTAAAGTTTTGGGTTCAGAAACAATGAGAGTTCATACTTCTGGCAATATAGGAATTGGTACTGATAGTCCTACACATTTATTGAGCTTGAGTAGGGCTACACAAGCTGCCGCTTATCAATTAAATATAAATAACGCTGGTGGTATTAGTGATGGCAACTTTACGGGAATCAGGTTTTCTCAAGATTCAAATGCCGCAACTGAACTTGGAAACATAAAACTTCATTATTACAGCACTGGAGCTACTGACTTATCATTTGGAACACGATATTCTCCAACCGCTCTTTATATCCAAAGTGGAGGCAACGTAGGTATAGGAACAACTGGTCCAGAAGCAAAACTACACATAGTTTCTGGCGCAAGTCAAGCAGGTTTTCTTTCTAGAGGAACAAATGGAGATACTTGGTTTCCATATAGTAATGGTCAAAACTATGTAAGAGGAGTAACTAATTTTGATTCGGGAAGTGTTTACTTTACAGGTGGAAATATAGGTATCGGTACCACTAGTCCATCACATAAATTACATATTAAATCAAGTAGTTTAAATAGTTATCCATTAGTAGTTCAAAGAGCAGCTAATACAAACAATATATTTTATATTTACGAAGATGGAAGTGGTAATGGTACACTAACTCTTGAAAATAGCGGTGGTGGAGCTGCAGTATCAATAAAAAGTGATGGAACTAGTTACTTAAATGGAGGTAATGTTGGTATTGGAACTACAGATCCAACATCTCAAATGTCTGGTACATTTGGTATAGGAATATATAATGCTTTATACCCAGCCGTAGGATTTAAAAATAGTACTACAGCTTGGTTATGGTATGGGCAGGATTCAACATTTAGAATGTGGAATGCAACATTCGGAGATATATTAACTGCAAATACAAGTGGTAATATTGGAATAGGTACTGGTAGTCCTTCTACTAAACTGGATGTAAATGGTGTTATTACTGCTACTGGAGGCAATAGCACAAATTGGAACACAGCGTATTCATGGGGAAATCATGCTTCAGCAGGATATCAAGCAGCAGCAACAGCAATAACTACTTCTAACATTGGGTCTCAAAGTGTAAGTTATGCAAATAGTGCAGGTAGTGCTACTTCAGCTGGATATGTAACTAACCAATCAGGACAATTAGCGAGTTACGATAATAGAACTATCTCTCCTTCAGAAACTAATGCTAGTTATTTACAGTTTGGATT